TTGTAGATCTGCGGCGTGCCGGTGCTCATGTTGTGCACGGCAGCAGCCATGTCCCGCACGAACACGTTGAATTTGTTGAATGGTTCAGCCATGGGGCGGCCTTTCAGGTGTTGGGGTTGGCGGCAGCTGCAACGGCGTCGGGGTGCGTATCGCACCTGGCGGCGGCAGCAAGCTGCGCGATGACGTCAGGGGCGGCCACCAGCAGTTCGCCAGCCAGCACACCGTGCTGCGGCAAGTCCACCAGCGCGCGCGCATGGGTGGCCGCAACGGGTGCGGCGGCGGTTTTGGATGTCTTGGTCATGGTTTGTGGCGGGGGCGGGCTTTCGCTCCGACCCCGCCGCTCCATCAGGTGGCGCTGTTGATGTAGACCTTCACGGCCGCCGTATCCAGCAGGTTGCCGCCGGTGCGAATCCAGCCGCAGAAGCCAACCTGGCCGTTCAACGCAAAGGCCGAATCGTCGAAGCGGCGCAGCAGCATCGAGCCGGCCACGTCCCGAATGACGTACTTGGTGAAGTCGCCGAATGCGATGCTCTTGGCGCTGGCTGCCATGACGGCAACGTCGTCATTCGTGGTGACCGGGTAGCCCAGCAACATATCCGGGGCGCCGGCGGTGATGGACGGCTCCCAAATCGGGCGGCCAGTGGTTTCTTTGATCTTGGAAACGATGGCCACCGACAGGTCGTTCATCATCCACGTGGCGCCCTGTCGATAGGCTCTGTTCACCGAATGCTTCAGATCGAACAAGTCGTCATAGATCACCGTCAGCGTCTGGCCCGTGACGCCCGTCTTGCCTGTGGCGGCCCGGGCGATCACGCCGAACGGCTGGCCGCTGCCAGTGCCGACGGTGTAGTGCGAGTTGGTGATGCGCGCAAGACGCATCGCCAGGCGGTCGACAACGAGCTGCACCACGTCAACGGCGCTGTCGTCGATGAGCTCCCACGGCAGCGCGATTTTCTTGCTGCTGTATTTGAACGGGTTGACCGCCGCGACACCGAATGTGATTTCGCCCAGGGTTGCGCCAGCGTTTTCCGCAACGATTTCCCCGACTTCCGCCGTCCCGTCGGATGTTGGGAAGTTCAGCGGGTTGCCACCGTCGGTGCTCAGGATCTGCGACACGCTGCGCATGCCGCCGGTGGTCTTCATGGCTTCGACCACCATGTCGTACACCACTGTCGGAACGGTGTGGCCACCTTCGGTGGTGGTGGTGGTGCTCATGGCGTTGCGGATGGCCAGGGCTTGTTCGCCGGTGACGTTGTGGCCGCGGCGCATGTACAGCGCAACGGCCTGCAGCGCAGTCAGTTCGCCGCTCTTGCCTGGCTTGTTGCCCTTGGCCGCTTGCAAGGCGATGTCGGACAGGTTGGCTTCGGCGTCATCATCCAGCATGCGCTGATGGGCCTTGATCTGGCCCCCGAGGCGGCCGGCGGCGTCCATGTGGGCGTCAAACTTGGCCTGGTCTTCGACCGCCCAGGTTTGCGAGCCTTTGTCAGCCAGGAGCGCTTTGGCGGCGCGGTTTTCATGGGAGAGTTGCTCCCGCAGTGCTTGGATGCTCATGATGTTTCCTTTGGTTGAGCAATGAAAAAAGCCGCCCGGAGGCGGCTCGGCTGGCGCGGAAGCGCTCAGGTCTGGAGCTGCCTTTCGTGGAGGCGGCTGTTGTTCAGTTGCTGCTGACGCCGCTGGTGTGCGGCATCCTGGGCAGCAGGTGTCGATGCGGGTGATGCGGCCGCAGCCGGCGGCGCAGGTGCGGCAGGTGCAGCAGCCTTGGGCGCGTTGGCGTAGGCGGCCAGGTTCCAGCGGTTGGCTTTGGCGCCTTCGGTGGCGGGCGGCTGCATGACGCCGTCAACGAAGCCGGCGGCCAGCGCTTCTTCTGCCGTGAACCATGTCTCAGCGTCCATCCACTCGGCAACTTGCGCGGCGCTGGCTGCGGTCTTGCGGCGGTAGTCGGCAGCAATGGTGCCGTCGATCTTCTCGAGCAGGTCGGCCGTTGCGCGCAGGTCTGTTTTGTTGCCGTAGCTCAGCGTCCAGCTGTTGTGCACCATGAACATGCCGCCCTCGGCCATGTGCACCTGGTTGGCAGCCAGCGCCAGGTAGGTGGCGGCGCTGGCGGCCAGGCCGTCGATGAAGGCCACCACGCTGCCGCCGCGCGCCTGGTGCGCACGAACGGCGCTGACCATGGCGCGGGCTTCGAACACATCGCCGCCCGGGCTGTTGACGTGCATGTGCACGGGCTTGTCGGTGCCGGCATCGGTCAGCGCTTGCACCAGCCCGCTGGCGCTGACGCCCCAGTAGCTGTCGATCACGTCGTACAGATAGACGTGGTTCGCGTCTGTGGCGGCTTCGGCGCGGATGGCTGGCGCGTCGCGCCCCGCGCGGGCGTTGCTGATAAGCAGGTTGTACAGTTTGATGTTCATGCCGTTCCTTCAGGCTGCGAGCAGCAGCAACTCAGTTTCGTCTTTGCGCCGGCGGGCTGCGGGCGACAGCGGACCGGGGATCACCAGCGGGTGGCCGATGCCTTCGCGGCCCGGCATGCCGATGCAGGCAATCTGGTGCACCGGCTGCGTCTTGGCCAGAGGCAGTTGATGACGGCGCCTGGCCCAACCGTCCCAAGCGCCTGCGACCTGCTCTGACGAAACAACAGGCTGGCCGAACGCCTCCGCGCTGGTGATGCCAACACAACTGATGATGGCCACATCGCTGGCCGCTGCGTTCGGGTCACGCAGCCGGACATCGGCAGCAGTGGCTTCACCCGCATACAAGTAGATGTCGTTGCCAGCCATTTGCTATGCCGCGATCAGAGTATTGACGGTGGTGCCGGCCACGTCGGGGCTGCCGGATTTGTAGGCGACCAGGTAAAACGGGCCGGACCCGGGCTGGTCAAAGCGGTAGTCGCCTGCCGCATCGCTGACCGTGGCTGCTTTCAGGATGCCTCCGCCCGTCAGGAACAAGTTGACGGCGCATGAACCGAGCACCGCACCTGTGCTGTCGCGCGTGATGCCGACAACAGCCGTGTTGGCCGACACGCCAGGGCTGCGGTAAATCAATGTGGCGTTTTCAGCGGCCACACCGCGCGCGGCAACACCGCGAAAGTGCGACGCGGCCCGGCCACCCCAACCCACACGCGCGAAGGGCCGAAACGCCGTGGTCGCTACGCTCACAGGCTTTCCCAGATTTCGTACTGGTGCACCGTCAGCGAACCGGTGGCGACTGTCTGCGTAAAGAAGAAATCCACTGCGTTCGCCGCCGTGTTGTCAAACCCGGCGCCGACTGCTGGTGCACCCACGGGGCACAGCAGCGAGCCGTTGCCGCCGACCGTTGGCAGCGGCGAACCGACGACCGCCTCACTCGTCCACCTGCCGACCCCGAAAAGCGTGCTCGACGTGCCGGTGCCAACGGCACGACAGGTCAGGTCCAGCTCAAACATCCACGGCACCGTGGTCTTGGCCACCACGTTCAGGAACAGGACGCCAGAGTCGAATGCGACGACGGTGCCCGACGGTCCCGTGCGCAAGCTAAGCCTAAAAGTGCCCGGCGTGGTGTCGGCGCAGGACACGCGGCCATGCAGCAGGACCTTCCAGGCCTTGCCCGGGGTCCAATAGTTGTTGGGCAGGATCATCCGCGAAGCGACGGGGATGCACGACGCAGCGGCCGCAGCGGTCAGCGTTGGGCCGTCCGTGAACGCTACGACAAGCGGCACGTAACTGGATGGGTTGGGGTATGCCATGGTTTAGCCCTCTACAACTTGAATATCTTGTTGACGCCGTTGTCCCACGTCACTGTCACCGTTTGGCCTGCGGCGGGCGTGAAAGGCAGGCCGCTGAGAGGAGTGTCGATGTAGGCAACCACGCGGGCGGTGGCGTCTGCGCCCGTGTGCTGGTACACGACCAGCGCCTTGGATGCGGCGGCGGCAGTGGCGGTCAGCGTTGTGTCAGCGGCGTCGAACACACCGCCGGTGAATGTCTTGCTGGTCAGCGCCACGCTGCGGCCGTTGTCCACCGCACCCAGGTCAGCCAGGAATTTGTGCGCGGCGCTGAACGTGTAGGCTGACGCCACGAGAATCGTGCGAATGTCGCCCGTGGCCATGGGGATGGTCTCATCTAGGATGCCTTCACGGCCGGGGTCGAATAGTGCGTTTGGCATAGCTACTCTTGCGGGTGGGTGACGATTTCGCTGATGTCGCCGGCGGCATCGCGCTTGATGGTCTGCCGGCCGTGCACCGCTGGCGTTGGCATCTTGTTGTCGACCTGCACCGCACCGGGCTCAATGGTCATGTGCACGTCACCAGCCTGCACGTTGATGGGCGGCGCGTGGTTGTCGACCTGCACCGCGCCGGGCTCGATCGTCATGTGCACGTCACCGGCCTGCACGGTCACCGGCGGCGTGGTGACGTTGACGCTGGCGGGCGGATGTTCACGCGACGCCAGCGCGCTGATGGCGGTGGCAATGCCGGCCAGGGCGGCTGGCATGGGGTCTGGCGGCGGCGGTGGCGCGGCTTCGACGCGTTGCGTTCTGAAAGTTTCGTCGGCAGCAGGGTCTGCCAGGCGCGGCAGGTTTTGCAGTTTGCGCACTTCGTTGACGCTCATCCATGCGTCACCGCTGCCGGGGCCGCCAAGCGCGGCGCGGTAGGAGTCGGACTGCGCTTTGCTGTCGCCACGCAGCAGGGCCTGCAAGCTGAATTCGACAAACTGGCCGGCGCGGCGGAACAGCTTGCGGTTCAGCTCTTCTTCCCAGCGCGCGAGCATGGGCTGCACGGTGAAGCGGACCCAGCCGAGGGTGACTTGCTCGACGCCGGTGCCCCAGCTGCTGGTTTTCTCACCGTCGCCGATGATGATTGGCGGCACGCCAAGCGCTTCGCAGATTTCGCCCTTGTCCATGCGCCGCGCGGCCATCAGCTCCATGTCCACTGGGCTGATGCTCAGCTCGTGTGCCTTGCCGCCTTCGGCCAGCACCAGCGGCATGCGGCGCCCGCTGCGTTCAAGGTAGGCAGCCACGAAGGAGTCGCGGGCCTGCTGCGCCTGCAGTTGGCTCATATGCGCCGGATACTCAAGCGCAATCTTTGGCATGCCGTGGTCCTGCAGGCTCTTGGCCATGTAGGCGGCGGCGCTGAGGGTGTTGCTGATGGCGTTGCGCGCGGCCCACTTGATGGCAGAGATGCTGCATTCACCGTCGAAGCCGAAGCCGGTGAAGTGCAGCATGTCGTCCTGTTCCAGGCCGTAGGCGCGGCCGGTCTCGATGTCCCACACGTCATAGAACAGGCGGCCGCGTTCGGTGCGCGGGTACACGAGGTCTGGATGCAGGGGCTTGAGGCCGATGACATCGCCCTTCAGGGAGCGCAGGATCTGGGTGTGCTGGTCGCCGCGCAGCTTGACGCAGCGGACGATCCATTCCTTCCAGCTTGCCGCCGTCCAGGCGGGCGCGGGGCTTTCGTTCAGAATCCACCAGATGGACGTTGGCGGCGTGATGCGTTCACGATCGCCGGCCGGGTCAAGCCGGTACTGATGCAGCGGCAGTTGCAGCACCACGCCGCCCAGCTTTTCCAGGCACGCAAAGACGGTGCCGACCTGCATCGCGCTGCTGTCGGTCACGGCAGGGCCGTTGCTGTCGGTGCGCGCGCCGAAGATATCGTCCATGCCTTGGCCGTAGTTGGTGAAGGCGTTGCTGATGCCCGTGCTTGCGGCAGCAGCTGGCGGCGCGCCGTCGAAGGTGAAGCGCTGAGGCTGCAGTTTCATGCTGGCCCCATGTCGTTGAGGTCGTACACAACCTGTTTGTGCGCGGCTTCACCGGGCGCTGCGGCGCTGGCGTAGGCCATGACCGCGGCCACGATCAGGTCGATGCGGCCGGTGGCCTTGATCTTGTTCAGCTTGCGGTTGCCGGCCGGGTCGCTGTCGGTCACCGCGTTGGCGGCGCACATGGTCAGCAGGGGGTGGCCGTTGTGGCGCAGGGTCTTGTTCAAGATGGCGGTCTCGAAGGCGTCCAGCGCGGGACTCATGTCTCTGAAGCCTTGGCCGAAGTCCAGCATGGGCGGCAGGTTGATGCCTTCGTCCTGGGCGATCTGCTGAAAGTCAGCCAGGCGCCAGCGGTCGGCGGCGATGTTCTGCACGTCAAACTGCGCGCACAACTGCGCCACCCGCTGCAGCACGTGCCGCTTGCTGATGGCGCGGCCAGGCGTGACTTCAAGGTGGCCCTGCTTGCGCCACGTGGCGTAGTCCACCCGGTCGCGCTGGCTGCGGTCTTGCAGTCCGTCTTCGGGCAGCCAGCACCATGGCAGCACGCTCCAGGGCAGGCCTTCGGTTTGGGGTTCGACCAGCAAGACGAAGGCGGTCAGGTCGGTGGTGCTGGACAGGTCCAGGCCGGCGTATGCGCGGCGGCCGCGAAGGCTGTCGGCGGTGTAGGCCTGTTCGCACGGGTCCCACACGGCGCCAGACAGCCACGGGTTGATGGCGGCCGTCCACTGGCAGAAGTTCAGGCGCCGCACCAGGGCTTCTTTGGCTGGCATGCCGCGCGCTTCCACCACTTGCTCGCGCAGGTACTGCAGGCCGGGCAAGTTGGCGAACTGCAACGACGGGTTGGCTTTGGGCCAGCAGGTCTCGTCGGTCAGCGGGTCGTCGCCTTCGTCCAGGCCGCACACGAAGCCGAAGAAGGTGTCGTCCACACGCTTTTGCGCGGACACTTCGGCGGCATAGTCGTGGTACACGCCGCAGGGGGACGTCTTGCCTGCGCCGCTGTTCGTGATCATGAAGATCAGCGCCTGGCGGCGGCTTTTGGTGCCGGCGCGCATCATTTCGACCACGGTGTTGTTCTTGTGTTCGTGCACTTCGTCGATAAGCGCCACGTGCGGGCGCGGGCCGCTTTGGCCGTCGTCTGCGCTGATGGGCCTGAAGAAGCTGCCAGTGGCGTGGTAAGCCAGGTTGTGGACGTTTTCACCGCGGCCGCTGGACGTGAGGCGGCGCGCCAGTTCGCCGCTGTTCTGGAACATGGCCACGGCGTCACGGAAGAGCACCATGGCCTGGTCACGCTTGGTGGCGGCGGCGTAGATTTCGGCGCGGGCTTCACCGTCAGCCG